TAACTCATGCTCAAGCAAGTGGTCAACGTTTAGGGGGTCTGGCACGACACTGCGCTCGTTGATCTTTAAGGTGAACCAAAAAAAGCTCAAGGCGGCGTTGGACAACGGCGAGGTAGTACTCGATGCGTCCAACCCGCTTGACCACGCACGTAAGTTTTTACAGTCTAACTATATAACCGAGGGAGGCTATAAGTTGGTGCACTACGCGTCAGAGTTTTTTGGTTACCGTGGGACACACTACGCCACTATTGAGGAGGCCACGATCAGGTCAAAGCTGTACCATTTCCTAGACCGTTGCCAAAAGCAAGACCGCAAAGGTAACTTGGTACCGTTCAGTGCCAACCCCACGGCGGTAAACGCGGCGATCGACGCGGTTAAGTCAATCGTGCACTTGGCCAACGAGCCAAACACCAAGCCGCCCGTGTGGTTAGACGGGTACGAGACCGCCAACCCACCGGCAGAGAAGTTGATTAGCTTAGAGAACGGGCTATTCCATATGGAAAAACTCGTGCTGTTTCCCCACTCGCTGGGTTTCTTTACGTACAATGCGTTGCCGTTCGAGTACAACCAACAGGCCGAGTGCCCGCAGTGGCACAAGTTTTTACAGGACGTGTGGGGCGACGACGTGCAAAGTAAAGAGCTACTCCAAGAATACTTTGGGTACATACTGTCGGGCGAGACGGCACAGCAAAAGTTTTTAAACATCATTGGACCCCGCCGGTCAGGCAAGGGAACAATCAACCGCGTGCTTACCGACTTACTCGGACAGCACAACGTGGTATCGCCGCAGATGGAAGAGCTGTGCGAGACGTTCGGGTTACAGCCATGGCTTGGCAAACAACTGGCGTCATTCACTGACGCGCGGGTCACTAGCCGTAGCGCGGCGGGCGTGGTGTCACAATTTTTGCGCATCGTTGGTGGTGATACCGTGACCGTCAACCGGAAAAACAAAGAGGCATGGTCGGGGTACCTACCGACAAGGATCATCGTGTACTCCAACGAGATGCTTCAGTTGGCCGAGAACAGTAATGCGCTCACCGGCAGGATGCTAGTCCTTACCATGAAGAACAGCTTTTTTAACAAGGAAGACCACGCGCTTGCTAACCGGCTCAAATTAGAGCTGGCGGGCATATTTAACTGGGCCATACAAGGGCACACACGGCGTAAGGAAAGGGAAGGCGAACGGTTTATACAACCGGCCTCAAGCCAGCCAACGCTTGACTTGATGACCGAGATATCTAACCCGATCAGTGCCTTTATGGACGAGGCACTTGAGTTTGGCCAGGACTTTGAGGTTGAAAAAGATGATTTGTTTGCGTGCTACAAGCACTGGGCTAGCAAGAAGAACATCCATGTAGGTACAGAGATGACATTCAAACGCCGATTTTTAGCGTCAACACAAGAGTTGGCCGTGGTGCCGCACCGTAGCCGAAACAACGGCGTTGACCGGCAGGTATACCTTGGGGCCAAGCTAAAAATTAAAGCACAAAAGTTTGTAGACACAATCAGTAACTTTGAAAAGGAAATATTTTAATGGATAGCAAAGACGAGAAAATGTTTTTTGCCGCGATGGCCATGATAGGTTTAGTAATGCGCGGCGAATCACCCAGCGATACCGCACAGCAGGCATGGCTATACGCCAGCTTTATGATGCAACACGTAGAGCCAAAGGAACAAAATGACGAATATTGAGCTACGGGACTACATAGCGACGCAGGTACTGCAGGGCATCGTGGCGGCCGACTGGAAGTTTGACGTTAAAGATAAGACATGGGACGAGCAAGCAGTCAAGCGAGCCTACGAGTTATCTGATAAGATGCTGTCAGAGCGTGAGATTACAGATGTTAGAATTTAACTTCCGTAAGACAGTGGCAAGAAATAATTTTACTAAGATTTTTGGTAGGGTTGGCGCTCGGCGTACGGTCATTGGGCACCCTAAAAAGTGTCTAATGACCAAGCGTTTTAAGTTACAAGCAATACGCCGCGCCCACCAAGGATGGCGTAATGTTACGTTCAGCATGCTGCACGGTTTAAAAATCAGATTGAAATACGGCAGACGCACGCCGATTAAGTGGTACGGGAGAACACCATGAACGCAAATGAACTAGCTGATGAATTAGATAAGTACCTCAAGGGCGAAGAGTATGACCGCCTTGTTTGGGAAGCACCTACCATGCTACGCCAGCAACAAGCTGAAATAGAAGCATTGACAAAGGAATTAGAAACTTGCAAGACCATTGTTGCGTTATCAAATATTGCTTGGGAAAGAAAACATGGAAAAGATTAATGAACCAGTAGCATATCGCTACGAAGATAAAAGTGATCCATTGGTTTTTTATTTTACAACCAGAAAAGATAAAACAGAAAACCCAGATGCCATTGAAATACCACTCTATACCCATCCAGTAAAAGAACAATCAACCAATGAACGGATTGAAATGTTAAAAGAAATGATAGAAAAGATTGCTAATCCAGTTGGTTGGATTGGTTATCAAGAAGGACATTTAGTATCGTTTTTGAAAACACAAGAACAGGTAAATTCTTTTTTAACAGCTACTGACCCAACAGGTAGAGTAGAGCCTGTTTATACCCATCCAGTAAAGTATTGCCCATCTGAAAACAATGCGGATTATGAAAAAGGATTCATTGATGGCATGGCAAAGATGACTGAATCTGCAGTGCATTGTGCCGTTGAAGGCATGGCAGTAAAAGAACTAACAGATGAGGAAATAATTGCTTGCATTGACGAGTCCGAACCCGATACAGCAGACATGATTAGATTTGCTAGAGCAATACTAAGAAAGGCACAAGAGAAATGAACGCAAATGAACTAGCTGATGAATTGGATAAATACAAAGGTATTGCCACTAGGGATGCCGCTACCATGCTACGCCAGCAAAAAGCTGAAATAGAGGCGTTGAAACAAATCATTGATGCAAACAATCTAAGCCAAAACATTGGGCAATTTGTAAAGCCAGACCTAAAAATTGAGGAAGTCATGTCAGAGTATTGCACCTGTTACAAGTTAGGCTACAACCCGTTAAATGATTACAGAAAGGTAGAAACAAAATGAAAATTATTAAAAGAATGTACAGCGCAGTATTTAGCCCACCCAGCTCGTTAGATCTGGCCAAGGACGAGCTAGAAAAGTCACGTAAGGCTTTTCTGATAAACAAAACGCACACCGAATACTATGCGTCACAAGTAGACTTTGAGACCAAACGCATCAAACGGCTCGAGGAATACATCAACGACATTGAGCCACAGCTAAAAGGTAAAACAAAATGAGCGCGCTAGAACAAGTACTAGAAGAAAACAAACAGCTAAAAAAACAGCTTGAGCTATACCAGTACGCGTACGGTCAACTGGTAAAATACCAGCCAACGCCAAAAGAAATGTACGAGGCCCGCAAGGAGGAGGTCTTAAAATGACTAAAAAGAAACCACCCATGTCAGTAATTTTTGAAGAGGGTTGCTTTGACGAGCTAGAGGACGGGATGAACCAAGAAGATTTTGAGGCTTTAATCCAAGGCATACACCAGCTCGTTGAGACCGGAGAAATATTTGAAAATTCAACGCCCGTTGAAGATTTGCCAGAAGAAGAGCAAGAAGAAATTGCGCGTATGTTTGAGCGTAAAACAAAACGAACAAGGCACTAAATGATTAAAAAGAAAAAGAAGTACGACTACTACAAGCTGGACGTTGGGTTTTTTCCTGACGTGATGAAGCTGTGCTTCGACAACAAGGTATTCCAGCAAATACTAAAAGACCACGACGTCACGCTAAAGGCCAGCGCCTTAGACATTGGTATTGCTGAGACGCACATGGTAGGTGACGGCAGGGATGCCGTGATTGTGCTGGTGTTTGACATGGCCAGCGTGGAGAATGACGGCGAGCTAATCGACATCATCGCGCACGAGGTAAGCCACGCCGTCGATCATCTCGCTGACCACATTGGTGAAGAAGACAACTTTGTCGGTGAAACGCGGGCGTATTTGACTGGCCACCTAGCCGGCCAGATATATAAAATTTGTATGTCAGAGAAAGAAAAAAATGCTAGAAAAGCAAATAGAAAAATATCTGGTCCGGCGGGTAAAAGACAACGAGGGCCTAACGTTCAAGTGGATCTCCACGGTGACGGGAGTGCCGGATCGGTTAGTACTACTCAAACAACGGGTATTCTTCGTGGAGCTCAAAACGGAGACGGGCAAGCTATCCGGCCGCCAGATCCTAGTATTTGACCAGCTTGGCGAGCAAGGATTTTCAGTGTATATTTTACGTAGTTACGACGACATCGAGGAGTTCATTCGTGAAGCTATGCTTTAAATGTAAAGAAATAAAACCGGCAGAAATGTTTAACAAAGACAAAAAAGCAAAAGACGGACTATATGGCTATTGTAAAATTTGTAACAAAGAAAATACTGCTAAAAACTACATAACGCCACAGGGTCGCGCCAGCAAGTTAATTAGTACTATGCACGAAAACAAACAAGGCAAACGTGCGACCATGGAAAAAACCATTACTAAAAACGACATACTGCCAATCCTTGAAGCGGGTCGTTGTCAACTCACGGATTTGCCGTTTGATTTTATGCCATCAAACAAGACAAGCACAAATCCTTATTCTCCAAGCCTTGATCGAATTGATAGCCAAAAAGGCTACACCAAAGAAAATTGTAGGATTGTTTTGTCAATGGTAAATTTTGCGCTGGGTGAAAATGACGACGAAACTGCACTTCCCATTTTAAAAGCGCTAGTTAAAGGATTAGAAAAAAATGTTAAACCGATCACAACTACACCAATACCAACAAGACCTGATACAAAAAGCAAAGACGACACCCAACTTGGGATTATTCCTACCACCGGGGCTGGGCAAGACGGCGACAACATTGACCATCATAGCCGAGCAATTCAAAGGCAAGACGTTAATCATAGCGCCCAAGCGAGTAGCGCAGACGGTATGGGACACGGAGATAAGCAAATGGCAACACCTCAGCAACTTAACTTGCTCGAAGATATTAGGTAATGAAAAGCAACGTATTGAGGCATGTAAAAAAGAAGCAAATATTTACATCATAAACCTTGAGAACGTGGCGTGGTTGTGTGAACTACCGTACATGACGATGTTCACTAACCTAGTGATTGACGAGAGTAGCCGTTTTAAAGACTCCAGCACCAAACGGTTTAAAGCGCTTAAAAAGCATTTAAAGGGCTTCTCACGGCGTTTAATACTAACCGGCACACCTACCCCTCAGGGACTACCTGATCTCTGGTCACAGGTAGGTATATTAGACTTAGGAGAGCGTTTGGAGACCAGCCTGACCAAGTTTAGGGATAAGTACCTAACCCCCGACCAGATGAACCGCCACACGCACGTCGTATATAGCTGGAAGCTAAAGCCGCAGATGGATAAGGTAATCCAAGACAAAGTGTCAGACATTTGTTTCAGCCTAAAAGCCGAAGACTATCTTACCTTGCCGCCCCTTTCAGTTATTTATCATCCGATAAATATGGATACCACCGCACGGCGCCAGTATGACCAGCTCAAGAAGGAGATGGTCTCGGAGATTAATGAGAGCACCATCACAGCGGTATCAGCCGCGGCGTTGGCCGGTAAGTTATTGCAGCTCACCTCCGGCGCGGTGTATGACGAGAGCGGTGACTGGCACGAGGTGCACAGGGCCAAGCTGGAGTACTTAGAGTCGATCATGGAGGAGTCCAGCTCGCCCACGCTCGTGTTCTACCACTTCAAGCACGCGCTCCAGCGCCTGCGGTTGCAGTTCCCTGAGGCGGTGGTTATGGATGACAACAATATCCAAGACTGGCGCGACGGTAAGGTGCGCATGATGCTGGCCCACCCCCAGTCTGGCGGTATTGGTGTCAACCTGCAATGCAACGTTGGTGACACGGCACAGACGGTGTGGTATGACTTGCCGTGGTCTTCGGAGAACTACATCCAAGCCAACGCGCGGGTGTACCGGCAAGGCCAGGAAAAGCCGGTGATTATCCACCACCTAACGATGGAGAGTACGATTGACCAGCAGGTAGTTAAAGTGCTGGAAGGTAAAATAAATTTTCAACAGGCGCTCTTAGAAACCCTTGATTTGCGTATTAGTACAGTATGAAGAAAATCATCAAATACAAAGTAAACGCGGTAGCGCCAAGACTATCGGACGAAGAGGTGGACCCGCTTGAGCAGGATGACAACGAGGGAATATCTACCGAGATGATTGAAGGGTTTTCATTGTGGTCCCCCGAGGACATGATAGACATACGTAAGTTAATCAACGAACGGATGGAGCACAAACAGCAGTATATATTTCACGCATTTTTAGAAGGCATGACGTACATAGACGTGGGGCTAACAGAAAAATACTGGCGGTACCACTTTACAAAAGGTATTGAGTTTATTAAAAAGGAGCTAGGGATATGAGTTATTTTGTTGTTGAGCACATATACAAAGGGTACCCGATGTTCGAGACCATCACCGGCGTTGAAGATATTAATATAGATATGTACCCGGGGTTCCAATCATTGTGGGTTTGTGATAATACCGAAGAAGTTACCGCCGTAGAGAACGAGCTAAGGAAAAAATATGCAGAACGATCCAGTAAACAAGCCTAAACACTACACGGCGCATCCCTCTGGTATTGAGTGCATACAGATCACGGAGCACATGGGGTTTAACCTTGGCAACGCGTTTAAGTATATCTGGCGCGCAGACTTGAAGAACGACGCCGTGGAAGACTTGCGCAAAGCGCGCTGGTACCTTGACCGCGAAATACAGAAAAGAGTTAAACTATGATTAGCTTATTTATGTTTGTATCAGTAGCTTGTATTGGGCAGTCCTGTGACTTTACCGTCAGTGACTACCCACTACCAGAAAAAACATGCTTAGAAATTAAACAACAATTTTTAAGTTTACCGTTTAGGCCAGAAGTTACACTGGCCGCGGCGCAATGTATAAAAGTAAAAGGGGTACCAATATGAAAATGGAATTAGAAATAGGCGATGAGTTTATTGATAGCGTTCTGGAGCACGAGCTAACTAGGGCGTACAAAAATATTAAGCTAGACATCAAAAACTTAAAAGCTAAAAAAACTATTAAAGATTACCAAAACGAAGATTTAATTTTTTTAACTGAACTGGAAAAATCATTTTTACAAGTGTGCAAATATTACATCTGGAACTTTGAAAAAAAGGTAAAAACAAAATGAATGATAAAGTAGATTTAGAATCTGCTGTTATGCTGATGTGGCAAACCAGCGATGACATTGAGTTGTTATACAAGCATTACAGTGACGCGCCCGAGCCAATGACAGAAGATGAAGTAGCAACTGCGTTACTTGGCATCAAAATGCTTAATGATTTACGTTGCCATGCGTTAACGGAAACATACAACCGTAAATTTGAATTAAATGAGTACTGTACCGATCCAGAAACACTAGCCGCAAGAGAAGATTGGTTTGATAAAATATTAAATGAAGCAAGAACTAAAAAGAAAGGAAGTAAAAGTGGAAAATAATAATGGTATGGAATTATTAGATGAGGCAGTAGTGACGTTAGAGTATACCGTCAAAGAACTAAACAGCATTTTAAACTTACTGGGCCAGTTACCGTTTGTACAATCGGTTGGTGTTATTAGCTCAATTCAAACACAAGCGGGCCCACAGGTGGAGAAATTTAAAGAGGGCCTAGAGATGGTAGCAAAGACCGGCATTTTTGACGAGGCTGAGGGGCGTAACTAATGAGCGACTTGTTTAACCGGATGATGGAGGCCAATAAGCTAAGCAATAAGGAAGCTATTGAGGCCCGCGAGGCAGAGATTGAAGCCAAACGGCATGAGATGGCTGGCGCCATGACCCGCATGATGATTAATGAGGCGCTCAGCCAAGTCCAACAGACCAAGCAAGACAATGAGGCTTTGGCCAAAAAAGCTAGGGCGGATAAGAAGTAAAACGCGTATTAGTAAGTATAAGGGTAGACTCGTTGTGAAACGCTCGTAAATCCCTTATTTTAATCACACACAACACACAGGAGATTTACCATGGTTTCACCATTTGAACTACGTTTTTCTATTTTTAACGCAGCTAAAGACCTTATGGTCAAACAGCACGAAGCCAACTTGGCAGCGTGGGAAGTGTTAAACAAAACAACCAAAGAGGCTGCAGAATTAGCCCCAGTTTTTCCAACAACAGAAGAAATCATCGACAAAGCTATTGAAATCAATACCTTTATCAGCGGCACAACAACAAAAGAATTAGCTAACGTAGCTAAGAAATTATCTGGCGTATCAGTTATATTCTAAGTTTTATTGGTAAATCGAGGCCACCCGATGTGACAGGGAATCGTAGGGCTGGATAGGATTGATAAGCCTCAACCCAGCCCGCTATCAATGCCCTTGTAGCTCAGTCGGTAGAGCACCTGATTTGTAATCAGGGGGTCCCGTGTTCGAATCATGGTGGGGGCACCAATTATTTACAATCATTTACGAGAACTTCACAATGGCAACTAAACCCGGTTTGTACGCAAATATCCAAAAAAAGAGAGAACGTATCGCAGCGGGATCAGGTGAAAAGATGCGCAAACCCGGCACCAAAGGTGCACCCACTGCAGACGCATTTGTGCAATCTGCTAAAACAGCCAAACCCCCAAAGAAAAAATAATGAAAGAGTTTAAGACACTTCCTAAAATGGCAACTGGCGGTTCGGTTACGCATGACAAACCAATCGCCAAGACAACCACCGGAAAAGATCGTCACTACCTGCCAACCAAAGAAGGCGCTGGTATGACAGAGGCTGGGCGTAAGGCGTACAACGCCAAGAACGGAAGTCACTTAAAGGCACCACAACCCGAAGGTGGCCCACGTAAGGCTTCGTTTTGCGCTCGCATGTCTGGCGTTCCAGGCCCAATGAAAGACGAGAACGGTAAGCCAACACGCAAGGCTGCAGCTCTAAAAAGATGGAAATGCTAATGACAACCAAAAAACCACCAGCAAATAAAAAAATATTTACAAAGGAAATGGCAGATATTGTCGTAGAACTTGGTAAACAAGGCGCGTCCCAAAAAGCCATGTACTCGGCGCTTAATATCAGCAAGACCACCGCCGCAAAATGGAAAAAAGAAGACCCGTTTTTTGCAGAGAGCATGGACCTTGCAACTACATATGGTCAGGCATTCTGGGAAAACATGATGCTGGCCAACATTGATAACAAAGGATTTAACAGCCGAATTGCTGAGATCTGTTTGCGCGGTCAGTACCCAGAAGAGTACCGCGAGCGCATGGATATTAAACAAGACATTAAACAAGAAATAAAGATAGATTTTAACAAAGAGATATCAGATTTAATTTTAGCCCTAAAAGACTAAAAAATAAATATTTTCAAAGGGGCCCTTTTTAGGGCCCTTTTTGCGTATTAGTAAATGTACGATAAATCGAATTGAAAGAATAATTGTGACAGCACATGCCATATTAAGCGCCTCCGGATCAAAACGATGGCTAACGTGTACACCAAGTGCCCGCCTCGAAGCCACACTCCCAGAACAAAAACGCGGTTTAAATGCCTTTGATTTTTCCCAAGAAGGCACCATGGCCCATTCACTGGCAGAGATTAAACTAAGACACCATTTTGAACAAATTGGAATTGAAGAATACAAGAGAGAATATGACATCATTAAAAACACACCCTATTACAATGACGACTTCGAGGCTAACGTCGATAATTACGTTCTATACGTCCGTAGCCAAGTCGGTGAAGGTGATACCCCTCTATTTGAACAACGCGTGGATTTCTCTGACTGGGTTCCTGACGGCTTTGGCACAGCCGACGTGGTTATACTTTCTAAGAACTCCATTCGCGTCATCGACCTTAAGTTTGGAAAAGGTGTGCCTGTCTCAGCACTCGACAACACCCAGCTCAGACTATATGCGCTTGGTGCTTATTCCAAGTTTAAAGAAGAGTATCCAGGAATCACAGAAGTTAATTACACAATCCACCAGCCTCGCTTGGACAGTATCAGTACTGACGGTACAACCATTGCAAAATTGGTTGATTGGGCCAACTATTTTGTCAAACCAAAAGCAAAGAAAGCGTGGGCAGGTGCAGGTGAGTTTATCCCAGGTGATCATTGCCAATTCTGCCGTGCAAAAGCGCAATGCCGAGCGCGCAGTGACTTCAATACAGAACTCGCTCGACAGGAGTTTAAAGCGCCGCCCCTTTTAACAGAGGAAGAGCTTAGCGACGTATTGGGTAAAGCACAAAACCTACGTACGTGGGTAAACGATGTAGAAGAGTTTGCGTTGGAACGTGCTATTGAAAAAGAAATTATCCCGCCGGGTTTTAAACTAGCGACGTCAATAACTCACCGTAAAATTTCTGACCATGCGTTGGCGGCCGTAGTATTGGTTGAGAAGGGTATGCCATCGGAAGTTATATGGGAGCCACCAAAATTAAAATCAATTGCCTCACTAGAAAAGCTGGGCCCTAAGGGACAAGTAGCGGCATGGTTAGGTGATCTAG